GGGTACGGTTTTTGATGTTTTAGCATCAAATAAGCGTAAATAAAAACTAACTTTTCCAAGCGCAGGTATTTTTGTAGCAGTGCGATCGGTAGATATTTCACTAATTGGAAATCTCATGAGAATTCTAGACAACTCTTGCGATGCACTAACAAAAGAACTACTCTGTTGTTGTCTTCCATAAACAGAATACACCTCTACAACATCAGCTTGTCCACTATTTGAGCCAGTACCCCTCGTAGACATATTTGATTGAAATGCATTGACAATCGTGTTGTCCATATCGGCTTTGTATCTTTTAATTGACATTATTTAACTTTACCTTTTATGTCAGATGCTGGAAATTTAATTTCAAAAATTGCATTTTTGGGACAGACTAGTCGATCGCCTTCTGGAGATAAGTTTTTGTTTATTTCGATACTGGCGCCCGAGTAATTTGCTCCTGTTTTAGAAATGATTTTTACATTAACAACGTCTAGAACACCTCGTACATTTTTTAATTGCTGATATACATCACTAATGGACATCGACTCGCCTATAAAAAATCCACTTTCATAGAAATTTGACAATTTAGTTACGCAACTCGATAATGTTGCATATTTATCAGCCCCGTTTATAAGCTTTATAGAAAAATCTATTCCAAGATTAATAATAAAAGGATCC